CGCTCCTGGTGGCACGCCCGCAAGATCTGCTGGTAAGCAAATTCTGTTCAATGAGCATTACTATAGAGCAGAACTTAATTCTGAAATTAATGTTCAGTTTGGTGCTGGATCTTGGGTTTATAATGACTTTGTTGATGAACTCACCACCAATATTGTTCATGACATAATGACCACCGACTTCTATAAGAAAGAAGACGCACGCAACATTACATTAACTAGTGTGACTGGTGACTTCTCCGTTGGAGAGACTGTTGTTTCTAGTGGTGGTGGATATGCTCTCGTTAATGAATGGTTGGAAGATGATTCTATTTTGATTATCGGACCATACTTTACAAGCACAACCTGGTCTGCTGCAGAAACTCTGACTGGTCAAACTTCTGGTGCTACAGCAACTATTGCTACCAGTGGTGTTGGAAGTGCATATGATTGGTATACAGAACCTGGTAATGTCAGAACTAAAACTACCGCTGCTGGTATTACTGGTCTGATTGAAGGTCAAATTGCTGGTACAAACCTCTGGACAAATCCAGAAGATTTCAGCACTAACTGGTCTGATAGCAATACGACTTATGCTGCGAATGCGATTCTTGCTCCTGATGGCACTCAAACTGCTGATCATGTTAAAGATAACACCACCGCTGGTCAACACTTTAAATTTAGAAATTACAATCTAACATCGTTTGAAACATTTGATACTTCTGGTGTTAAATTTGACTCTGGGTCTGAAACGTTTGATACAGGTTCCTTTACCGATGATCAAACTTTTACTCTGTCCTTCTTTGCAAAAGCAGGCACTCGTTCCAATCTCAGATATGAAGTTGGACTTGACGCTAGCACAGGAAATAATTCTCAGAGAGTATTCTTTAATGTAGATCTTGATAATGGTGCTAAGGGATCTGTAAATATCCTTGATGGTGGTGGAAATGCTGGTGATATTATTGTAAATGCTAATAATATTGAAACATTAGGTTCTATTTCAATTATCACTACAAGTGCTATGACTGGCACTTACACAAGTGTTGCAAATACATCTAATGTTTCTAATGGTGGTGCTGGTGCAACATTCAATGTCACTATTGATCACGCTAATCAACCCAATCAGGCAACTATCACAGTTACAAACACTGGTACAAATTATGCACCTGGTGACAACTTTACAGTAACTGGTAGTGTTCTTGGTGGAGCAGATGGAACTAACAATCTCACGTTCCAAGTTGCAACAGTTACTCCAATGGATACTGGTGTAATTCCTTATGGTGATGGTTGGTATAGAATCTTTACTACTGCTCGCTTTGGTTTTGGATTCAGTACGTTACAACAACGTATTTACGTTCTCAACAACCAGGCAACTGATTACACAGGAACTGGAAATGATGGTTTCTACCTTTGGGGTGCAAAACTGAATAAGGGTGCTCTGGATCCTTATCAGGCAGTATCTGGTGAAACATTCTTCTCTAATACTGAATTTAATATTAAGTCTAGAATCTTAATTAGATTGACTGAATGGATGAGTAAGTCTCTTGACAATACTCTGACAAGTCCTACCACTGGTGGTAACTATGCATATTATGATAATACAATCAATACTGATTATGCCAAGGTATCAATCACTAGAATGATCCGTTATCTGAATGGACTTATCCAGAGTCAACTGGGTAGCACTTCATTCAATAATACAATTCCTTTCTATAGTGGTATTTCTGTACCTGCTAAGACATATGGAGTTAGAGACATTGCTGTCGGTGTTGGTGGCGGTGTTGATGCTACTGAATATGTCTATGGATTACAGAGTGACGCATATGCAGAAATTAAGAATAAGATAGAAAATTCTGCAACTATTGCGAGAATCTATAAGAGATTCCGTATTGATGGTGCAATCACTGATGGTCCTTTCGTAATGAATGAAGTTGTTACCAAGCAGGGTGATGGTTCTGTTACGGGTCAAGTTTATGGATTCCATGAAGATGCTACTTATAAGTATCTTGATGTTGCTGTAACTGGTGGTGCTTGGGCAATTACTGATGTATTAGTTGGTTCTACAAATAATACAACAGCACAAATTAGTCTTATCGAAGATCGTATGCACATCATTGATCTTAAGGGCGGATTTACTACTGATATCCCATTCAAGGGTTATACCAGTGGAAGCAATGCAACTCCTGACGTGTTCTACAAGAATACTGCTGCGGTTAATGCTAATACTGGCGGTACACTTTCTGTTGATACTGATACTCTTACAGGTGAGTTTGAGAAGACTGCCGTTGTTTATCCAGACACATCTAGACAATACATTGATGTTTCTAAATATGAAGGTCTTGATGTTAATGTTGGTGACAGAATTGCATCTTCTGGTCAGATTCGTCTCGGCATCTCCGTCATCACTGCACAGAATGTCACATATAACAGCTTTACGCCTGGTAACAGACTTTATAAAGTTGTCGGTGGTGGACAAGTTACCAACGTTTATGGAATTATTACGGGTGTAGATCTTGCAAATAATTATATTTACCTCACGCCTGTACAAGGAACGTTTAGTAATGGTGAACAGGTTGGTGATTATGGTCCTTCTGGTAGTCTTCCATTCCCAGTTGGTTATGCAACTATCAACACTAACTTAACTACCGCAGGTGCTGCATCGGCATTGATTCAGAACTTTGAAACAGTTGGTACACTTACACGATACTATCTCAGTAATATTGTTGGTGCCTTTACTGCAAATGACGCAGTAATTGGTCCTAATGGATTCAAGGCAGCAATTATCAACTTGGTTGATTTGAAAGGTAGAGTTAAGAGATCATTTAAAGGATTTGATGGTACTACAACTACCTTCAAACTCTCCATCAATAATGGCACGCAATATCTGCCCGATCCCGCAGGTCACATGCTCATTTTTGTTAATGGTGTTCTCCAACCTCCTGGTGCAACTAACGCATACACAGCGTTCTCTGATCAAATTCAATTCACTGAAGCACCTGATGCTGGAGCATCCTTTGTTGGATTCTATATTGGTAAACTGAGACAATTGGATGATATTTCGTTTGAGTTTGACTCCTTACGTCAATCCTTCAACTTGAAGCGTAACGACGTATTCTACTCATTGACTCTGACGGATGGTGTACAATCTACAAACATCCTTCCTGAAAATAATATTATTGTTTCGCTCAATGGTGTTATTCAGAAACCAAAAGAGTCCTTTGAAATCGTTGGTTCTAGAATCATCTTCTCCGAAATTCCTCGCGTAGGTTCCACATTCGTTGCGTTCTCTTACGTTGGTTCTGAGGCAGACGTTGATGCTGCTGAAGTTGTTCCTCCAATTGAACCTGGAGATCTGTTAGATATTCAGGGTGAGGTTGAAGATAGACAAGTTGCTATCATTGAATCTTCCAACTCTCTGATTACATTTGATTATCTTGGGTCTGTGTTTGGACGCGGATCTGAAGCAACTGCTAACGTCACAACAGGATCGATCGAATCCGTCAAGGTTACATTTGGTGGATCTGGTTATACTTCTAGACCAGCAGTTAATGCTAGTGCTATCCAAGGATCTGGTGCTAACATTCGTGCTCTGGTAGGTGTTGCATCTATCGAAGTTTCAAATCAAGGTACTGGATATCAAAATCCAGAGATTGTTGTTGAGACATCTGTCCCAGATGATTGGACTGCACCTGATCTTTCCCAATATGGTGAAGAACTAATTGATCCAGAGATCCTATAAATAACTAAAAATCACTGCGAGTAATGTCTAAGCAAATTATTGGTATTGGCGCTTCCGCTAATGATAACACGGGGGATACCCTCCGTGCGGGCGGTGATAAGATTAATGATAACTTTAATGAAGTATATGGTGCGATTGGAAATGGAACCGACGTTCAACTGAGCGTTTCTGGTCCAACTCTCAATCAAGTATTGAAATATACGTCAAATAACAGGTTTGAACCTGGTAATCTTGACACTCTTACCGCCGCTCTAAATGTCAACGGAAACGAGATTATCTCGGCGTCGAATGGCAATATTATTTTAAATCCCAATGGAACTGGAGATGTAAACATTTCTCATGGAAGTGTTACCAGTGTCTTTGATGGTGCTACTGGTGTTATTGATTTTCCTACGAAAATTCAATACAAAAACCAATATGCAACATTAAGTTCTGCTCCTGCCATTGCTAATTACAAGGGTTATTTCTTCACTGTTGATGGTGACGATAGTCCTTATGTAAATATTAATATCACTGCTGGCGGTGTTGGAGATACTAGAGCAAAGTTATTGACTCAATATTCTAGTGTTGATGCTTTGTTGGATGTAGATACAACAACCAATGCTCCTACAAATAACCAGGTTCTGAAGTGGAATGCTTCTAGCAGTAAATGGTTACCTGGAGATGATGCTGCTGGTATTGCAAGTATTAACTTGTTTGCTACTGTAACCGCAGATACTGGTAGTACAACAGCAAATACTCAGACTGATACTCTGACGATTGCTGGTGGTGCTGACATCGTTACTAGTGTTGTTGGAGATACAGTTACTGTTGCATTTAATGGAACTATTCCAACTACATTTGCAGCAATGACTGACACTGACATGTCAAGTGGTGCTCAGTTTGGTACTCCTACTCAAGGAGATTCATTATTCTGGAATGGCAGCGATTGGATTGTTACTCGTAGTCCTATTACTTGGTGGGAAATTAATGCAAACGGATCTTCCGATTTTACTTTCCAAGGACCAGGATTCCCATCAACCGCTAATGATCCTACCTTATATGTGAATAGAGGATTTACTTACGCTTTTGATAACAGCGTACAAGGTGGTGCTCATCCATTCAGAATTCAAAGCACTCAAGGTTTAGCAGGTAATCCATACACTGCTGGTCAAAGTGGTAGTGGTAGTAACGTTCTCTATTGGACTGTTCCAATGGACGCTCCTAGCACATTGTATTATCAATGTACAATCCATGCTGCAATGCAGGGAACTATTAACGTTATTAGTTGAGGATAAATGGCAAGACTAGTTCCTGGATCTGGTGCCGTAATTGAACCGATTTTTGATGATATATTTGGTGTTCGAGCGGTAAGAGTAGTAAATGGTGGTAGCGGATATGATCCTGCTGATCCACCTAGACTTACTATTGATGGATGCGGCACTCCTGATTTGGAGGCGATATTATATCCAATCATTTCAGAAGGTTCTGGTAAAATTGTTCACGTTCGTGTTCTCAGAAGAGGAAGAGGATACGATCCACTTCGTGTTGAAATTGTTCCTCAACAAGAAACTCCAAATGTTGTAAGATCTTTTGATATTAATAGGATCTGGCAACCTCACCCCAACTCATTAACTAGGGGAACTTTTACGGATGATAGACTGAGAATTGAGTCTGATAATCATCCAAAACCTACATGGACTCAAGCAGAAGCAGCACCTGGTGGTGGTCCATTAGTAGATAGATCTTTTGATCAGACCTTTGTATACAGAGGTGGTAAAGATGTACCTAATTTTGGTACAAGACTTGCACAAGAAGATAAAGTAACTGGCATTCTTGCCAATGGCGGTCTTTTACATACTCCAGACTGGGCATCTGATGGTGGAGCACCAGGTACTTTCTCCATTGATACCGTAAAGTATGATTATGTAAAAAATGCAGATGTATATGATACTATTACTGAAGGTAATATTAAATACTATTCATCATCTAAAACAATTAATGAATTTGCCTTAGAAAATGGTGTTTTTCAATGGGGCAAATTAGAACAATTTACATGGAATGTAAAAACTGAACTTGATAATTTACTATTATTCATTGATCCCTCAACTCTCGATCAAACACTGGGATCTATTGAAGTTGGTAGAATTATTACACAAATTGGTGGAAATGCCCGAGGAGAAATTGCTAAGGTTATTACCGATAACAATGGTCTTCCTACAAGAATTTACATAAGAGAAGTTCAATCTACTTTTGCATCTGGAGATAAAATTCTTGGTTCTAATGGATTTAGTTTCACAATTCAAAGTGCTCCTATTACATTCCCCACAGGTATTTTTTACATTGACTTTGGATCAGAAGCGTCTGAGTTTGGTCCTTTTGTGCCAGGGACTTATTACATGGCACCAAAAAATATTCTGGTCAAAAAGAATTACTTAATTATTTGGAATCAATCGGATAGTAGCAATCAAAACCATCCGATGCGTTTCAGTACAACTCCAGATGGTCCTTTAAATCAATCTTCACCTGGTACGATTTTATACACCAGTAGTGGATCGTCTTCAGCACCAGCTGCGGATTATGAAAATGAGTATCAGGCTTTATTCTTAATGAATGAAGATGAGACCAATAGAATCTATTATCATTGTGCCATTCATAATTATATGTCTGGTTACACTGGTGATGAAGGATATATGATTCTTGATACATCGACGGACGATGACGACGATGTAAATATGAACACATACTACATCGAAGATTTTTATCAACCTGGTGATACATCAACCATTGATCGTAGTAGACATGTAGATGGACACTCAAAAATTATTGGTATGTCCTTTGATGGATATCCCATTTATGGTCCATGGGGATATAATTCTAGCGGTGCTGTAGCAAGAGAAGTTTCTTCATACAGACTAAGAACTGGTAATGAGGTTGCTGGTAATCGCGAAGAAATTATCACCCCATCAACGGTTACTTATGCAATCACTGTTGCAAATGGTCAGTTCTTAGTAGATGGTTCTGTAGTTCCATTTTTGAATCTAAAAAGAGGTAAAACTTACGTCTTTAACCAAGATGATTCTTCAAATGATGCAAATCATTTGTTTATTTCTACAACTGAAGACGGGTGGCATGTAGGTGCTCCTCCTGTTATTGGAGATACAACTTATCTTTATTCGCAACCTCATTTTGCAACGTATTATATTGATGGATCTCAAGTAACGTATACTCAGTATCTCAGTCAATTTACTACTGCATCTCAACGGGAGATGAGATTCTTTGTACCTGTAGATGCTCCAAACAATCTATATACGTTTGCGTATTCTACTTCTGGATTAGGATTCAGACTTACTCAAGATGGATATGTTCTTGGTGATTTTGTCGAGGATTATGTATATGATTCATCTGTTGGTACTTTAGATGAATTTAATGGCAAATTTGCCGTTACTCCTGAGTATCCCAACGGAACATATGCTTACTTCATGACCGAAGATGGCAGTGGTAATCCAGCATATCCTTATGCTATTGGTCCAAAATATTATGGTGTTCCTTTATTTGAAGGTGATACAGTTCCTCAAAAACCAGATATTTTCCCAACTAGAGCAGAGGGAGATGTTGCACTAAATCCTGATGGAACTATTGCATACGTTAATGTCACTCAACAGGGTGATAATTATTTTGGTCCTACCACTGCTAGAATTTTAGGTGGTGAAGGAAGTGGAGCACTTGTTAATCCAGTTGTTCAAACAGTTACTGGTTTAACACTTTTAAATCCAGGACAAGGTTATACAGTTGCACCTAATCTACAATTCAGTGGTGGCGGTGGTCAAGATGCTGAAGGTGCTGCAGAAGTAAGTCCTACTGGTAAAGTTACTAGTATCAGTATTAACGATCCTGGTGAGTTCTACCAAGAACCTCCTTACATTTTAATTACTGGTGGCGGTGGATCTGGTGCAAGAGCAACAGCGGAAGTAAATCAAGGACAGATTTCTGCAATCAATATTACTGATCAGGGTGCTGGTTATACATCTAGTCCTCAAGTTATTTTTACAAAACTTGTAAATTTAAAAAGAAAGACTCAAGCAAGACAATCTTTGAACTCAGATATTCGTTATCTGACAGGTCTTGTAAAGAACGTTACTGCTTCCGATACTAATATCTACGTTGATGATACTAGTGCTTTTCCTGGTTCTGGTTCATTTATTATCAATAAAGAGACAGTTTCTTATACTGCAAAAACATCTGGTAAATTTACTGGACTTACAAGAGGAACTAACTTTAATTATGATCAGAGAGTTATTGTCGATAATAGTCAACTTGATGATGATGGAAATTCCACTTACAAATTTAATGTAGGTGATGTTGTAATCCGAAAAGTTGAAAGTGCTTCTAATAAATTAGCACGAGTATATGATTGGAATCCTGCAACTAGAGAACTTCTTGTTACATTTGAGGTTGATGAACTTGCATTTATTGATGCAGGTATTCCCTCTACCGAGGATGCTATTGTTCAGTTTGATGGTGGTGTTTATAGTTCTAGTGCATCCTCACAACTTCCACATGTAGTGCTCACTTCTCAAGGCAATTCGATTACATTACTAACCGAACCTATTACAACTCTGGCAAATAGTGCCTTTGAAGATGATGATGAATTAGATGGTGTTGGTGATGGTATTGCTGATTTGGTTAATACTGGAACTCAATATGAGGGTCAAATTAGTTTGGATGGTGGTATTATTCTTGGTGAACCTGGCGAAACTGGTAGAGACTCTAAATTTGGTATTGAAGAAACTGTTGGTGGTCAAAACACTACATTATTCCAAAATGGAGACCAAATCAAAGATGCTTCTATTCCATTCAAATTCTCCACAATCACAACTGCTGGAGGTTTGAGTGAAGGTGTTGAGCATATTGGTTTAATAACTCTTCAGTTGGATGCTAATAATGCTAATGGTGGAAACTTTAGTGTTAATGAAGTTATTACTGGTCAAGTTTCGGGAGTACAGGCAACAGTAGTTTCCTGGGATCCAACTACATCAAAACTAACTATCAAAGATACAGTACCCTTTAACACTGGTGATTCCAACAAAGGTGAGAATGGATTCTTGTATGAATTCTCACACAATTCTACAGTTGTTGATATCATTGTTCAAAATCCTGGAACAAACTACACATTGGCACCTAATGTTGCAATTGAAAACATTGGTGATATTGAGGCAACTGGAACAGCAGTTCTTACTGGCGCTGGTGACCAAGTTGCTTCAGTAACTATAACTAACGGCGGATATGGCATAACACAATCTGTTGATAGTGGATATAACTTACATCCCACAATAACATTCTCTGCAGCAAGTGGCGACACTACAGGTAGTGGTGCCGCAGCGTATGCTATTTTGGGTGGTGAGGACATTTTGGGAACGGGTGGATCCAGATATAGAATTAAAGGAATCGATTATCAAACAATCATTCGTTCGTAACCTTCATAAATAAACAAGAGGACAATAATCCCATAGGAAATGGCAGCTCTATTAACTGATCAATTTAGAATTTTTTCTGCGAAAAAATTCATTAAATCTCTAGAAGGTCCTGACGCGACTCAAAGCGATAGTGCGGCGGGTGCTAGTCGTGACAGACTTTATGTCTTTATCGGCAGACCACAAGCATGGGATAATGAGAACTCACCACCTCAAGCGGTTGACTCGTTTGCGGAATTCTCTAATTCTTATGATGACATGATCTCTCTAAAGCGAGTTCTCGCTTCAGATACAGTTCAAGTTGTCCGTCGTATTGACTGGGTTACTCCTGAACAAACCACTGGTGGTTTAGGTTTCACCTATGACATGTATCGTCACGATTATTCTCCTTCCAAGACTGCTTCCTCTGGTGCTACGAAATTATATGATTCTGACTTTTATGTTGTGAATTCACAATATCAAGTCTACAAGTGTATCTACAATGGAACTTCGCCCTCCGATCCTAATGGTAAACCTTCTACAGTTGAGCCTACTGGCACTTCCACTAGCATTATTACCACTGGTGATGGATACCGTTGGAAATACATGTACACCATCCCTGTCGCTTCCGTCCTTAAGTTTTTCTCCAACGATTACATGCCTGCATTCACAAACGATGCAGTAAAAACAAATGCTGTCGTCGGTGAAATTGATACTGTTGTAATTAATTCTGCTGGCACAGGATATAATAACGGCACTTATGATAATGTCGCTATTAATGGTGACGGCACAGGTGGTCGTGTTTCTATCGTTGTTGATGGTGGTAAGATTATTTCTGCTACTGTTACTTCTGGTGGAACAGGATATACCTTTGGACAAATTAGTATTGGTAATATTCAGGGTATTGGAACAGGAACTGCTGGTGAAGTTGATGTAATTATTCCTCCTCCAAATGGTCATGGTGCTGAACCCACCATTGAACTTGGTGCTTTCCGAGTTATGATTAACGCTAAACTCTCTTATGATGAGGGTGCAGGCGACTTCCCTATTGATAACGATTATCGTCGTATCGGTTTGATTACCAACCCTCTGAAGTTTGGAACTTCTGAGTTAATTGCAGATTTGACTGTATCTGCAACAAAGGCAGCAATTTTCCCTCCAACTTTCCAAGGCAATTATGTGCCTGACGAAATCATTACACAAACTCGTGTTGTTGGTGGACAGAATATTACTGCTCGTGCTCGTGTTATTTCTTGGAACGCCACAACAAAAGTCCTGAAGTATTATCAGAACTCTGTTGATGGTATTTTCCCTGAAGTTACAGGTACACAAAATGAGTTTGACGGATCCAACGTTATTAACGGTGGTGTTTCTGGTGCTGCTGGTCAACCAGATGTGAACTTTCCTGCAGTTCCTAACTCATCCTCCAGAACCATTAACAACACTGAATATGATTTGGGTATGAAGTTCAATAATGGTTATGCAAAAGCAGAGATTGAACCAAACAGCGGTCAGGTTGTTTATATAGATAATAGGAGATCAATTAGTCGTGCTAACGACCAAGTAGAAGACATCAAAATCGTAATCGAATTCTAATGGCACAAAATACCAACCTAAACGTCACCCCTTATTACGACGATTTCGATAAGGATAAGAATTTTTATCGAGTGCTGTTTCGTCCTGGATTCCCAATCCAAGCGAGAGAACTCACTACGATGCAGAGTATTCTGCAAAATCAGGTAGAATCTGTTGGAACGCACCTATTCAAAGATGGTGCAATGGTTATTCCTGGTCAGGTAGGTTATGATCTTAATGTGCAAGCAATTCTGTTACAAGAGTCTTTCTTAGGTAGTGATGTCGAAACCTATAGATCTCAATTAACAGGAACAATTATTGAAGGTCTTACTACTGGTGTTAGAGCGAAAGTTCTTTACAGTATTTCTGCTACAGAGTCTGATAGAGGTTATATCACTCTGTATGTTAAGTATATCGACTCTGGTGATACAACTTCTTCCGAGGGTCTTAAAACATTCCAAATCAATGAGCAGTTGATCACCGATAAGGAGATTACGTTCGGTACAACTCTGATTGAGATTGGCACACCTTTCGCTCAGTTGCTTCCTGTTAATGCAACTGCTGTAGGTTCTACTGCATATATTAGTGAAGGTGTTTATTATATTAGAGGTCACTTTGTAAATGTTCCTACTAATTATTTGATTCTTAATCAGTATGATGGTAATCCTTCCTATAGAGTTGGTCTTGAGATTTTAGAATCTATTGTTACTCCAGAAGATGACGAATCTCTAAATGATAATGCTGCTGGTACATCTAATTACTCTGCACCTGGTTCTCATAGATTTAAAATCAGCACACAATTTGTAAAACGTCTTCTTGATGATGAAGCAGATAAAGATTTTATTGAACTGCTTAGAATTAATAATAGTGTTGTAGAAAATTTCGTTGAAAGAACATCATATAGCGAGCTTGAGAAATCAATGGCTCGTAGAACTTTTGAAGAGTCTGGTGACTATGTTATCGATACGTTTGATGTTAAGTTAAGAGAGCATCTTAACGATGGATTTAATAATGGTGTCTATGATACGGGTAGAACATCTCCTGATGGTAATTTAGCATCTGATGATAAATTAGCAATTGAAGTTTCTCCTGGTAAAGCATATATTAGAGGTTATAGAAATGAATTCTTGACACCTCGTTATGTTGATGTAGATAAACCAAGAGACTTTGAGAGTCGTCAAAATGGTATTATCAACTTTACACTGGGTAACTTTGTAAAAGTCTACGATGTTTATGGTTGGCCAGAAGTTTCTGGTGATGGTGTTAGTGATGCATATCAGATTTTAAATCTGTATGATGATTGGGCAGCAAACGCTACTTCCTCTGTCAAGTCTGGTGCTAACAGAATTGGTAGATGTCGTGTAGTTCAAATGTCTAAGGCAAGCACTGCTTTGACAGCAACATCTGCTTTTGGAACTAACCCCACCATTGCTGGTGGTGTGTATGATATGTTCTTCATGGATGTTCAGATGTTTACTGTTCTGAACATTGCTAATGCTGTAACTCCATATCAAGCAGGAACTAGAATCACAGGTAAAACTTCTGGTGCTTCTGGATTTATTGCTGATACTGGTAACAACACTCACTACATTTATCTTGAGCAGGTAAATGGTGTCTTCTTAAATGGTGAAATTCTTGAAGTTAATAGAAGAAATGTCGGAACATTAGAAGCAGCACATAGTTACGAATTATCTGATGTTAGATCATCCTTTGGTCTTACTGGTACCAGCACAATCAGATTTGGTTGTAACTGGATCCTTAATGACACACGTCCTATTGAAGCAACTACAGTTGATGTTGATGATACTACTGATGACGAAATTACTGGTTTCAGAACCAGATTTGAGAAAGATCTTCGTCCTGGTGATGTAGTTACTCCAACTATTGCTGACCTCGAAGGAAACAATACTCATCGTATTTTGAGAGTTGATCCTACTGCTATTGGAACAACTGCTACTAATAAAAAGTCTACTGTTAATGCTAACGCTGTTATCTTTGATTTTGCTAATCAAACTGCAAAGATTGATGGTAGTTTGAAAGTTGGTACAGTTGCTGATGGTGAATATGGAGAATTAGTTAGATTACGTCCTTTCATTTTCCAGAAGGATTATCAGAACGGCGAACTTTCTTTCGACCTTCCAGAAGATACAATGAAGTCTCTGGACGACGAATCGTTCTTTGTTTACAGAAACTTTGCATCTAAAACTGTAACTACTGGTTCTATCACATTTACTCTTCCTGAGTCGGAGTCTTTTGGTGCATTATCAAGTGACAATTACATCTTGACAATCATTAATAATGGTGGTTCTGGTGTATATTCAAATGGTCAAAACGTTGATATTGATGCTGAAGTAGATGCTGGAAACCTTGCAACTTCCTATGGTTCTGGTAATCAGTCTTTCTCTATTAGTGGTCTTGGATCTGTTGCAACTGTTACATTAACTGCTCTTGTTTCTAAGAATACAGTTGCTAAGAAGATTAAAACTGCTGGTAAGATGAAGGCACTTAAGGTCTTCAAAACATTCCAAGATCTTGAAACTCAACCCACTGGTCTTACATATAGTGGTCTATATGGAACTAGAGTTGAAGATGAAGACATTTCGTTTGGTGTAAATGATGTATACAAGGTTCATGCGATTTATGAATCTTATGATGATAATGATGCACAATCACCTTATGTTGTTCTTACTGAATCTACCTTCTTCCAAACTGGTACTCTGATTGTTGGTAAAACTTCTGGTGCCAGAGGTCGCGTAATTTCATTCTCTAACGCTGATTTAAAACTGTATTTTGTTGCCCTGAACGAGAAACCATTCTTGCAGGGAGAAACTATTGATGGTATTGACCTTTCTGGTGATGCTATTACTGGTATTGTTGACGACGGTGCATCATCTGTTTTTGCTGGTAGTAAAGTAATTACAGATCAATTCCAATTAGAACCTGGTCAAAGAACTAATTTCTATGATGTATCTAAACTAGTTCGTCTTCCTTCTGTTGTTGAACCTACAAGAAGACTGTTAGTTATCTTTGACTTCTTAATTCACGAAGCATCTGGTGATTATTTCTCAGCAGAATCTTATAGTGGCATTCTTTATAAAGAGATTCCCAACTACAAACTGGATGGTTCTATTAAATTTATTCGTGACCAGATTGACTTCCGTCCCGCAGTTAAAGAACTCAGAAATGGTCAAGGAACAATTAGTGCTCCTTACTATGTAAATTGTACTACTTTTGACTTTGTTTCTAGAGTCTTTGATACGGTAGGTGGTTCTGGCGGTTCCACAATCTTTGATATTATGCAAGTCAACTCTTCCTTTAGAGCAGACTATGCTTGGTATCTTCCTAGACTTGATAAATTATATCTCACACATGATGGTAAATTAGTTGTTTCTAAGGGTGTATCTGGATATTACTTGATTCCACCTCCAGATCTACAGAATGCCATGCTTTTGGCAACTATCGAATACAAACCATATACATTCGATCCTGAGAGAGACGTTCTGATTACTACAGAAGTCATTCGTCGTTATACGATGAAAGATATTGGCGATCTGGAGACTAGACTTTCTCACGTTGAATACTATACTTCACTGTCTTTACTTGAATCTCAAGCAGAAAATACTAAGACATATGATGAAAATGGTTTCGACCGTCTGAAGAATGGTTATGTTGTTGATGACTTTACTGATCATACTACAGGTGCTGTCTATCACCCTGACTACAAGTGCTCTCTGGACTTCAGAGAAGGTCAACTGCGTCCTCAGCACTACACCACCAATGTTGCTCTTCAGTTCGTTCAGGACGATTCTACAAACATTGTGAAGACTGAGGGTAATGTCCTCATGCTTCCCTATGAAGATAAGGCAATTGTTGTTCAACCCTACGCATCTAGAACCGAGAACGTCAACCCATTTAACGTCTTTACGTTCATTGGACGTGTTGATCTAACTCCTGCTTCTGATGACTGGATCGATATTGAGCGTCTTCCTGCTCGTGTTGAAAACGTTGAAGGTGACTTCTCATCCGTTTCTCAAGATCTTGGTGTTGACCAAAATGGTTTTGCTCCTATTCAGTGGGGTTCTTGGCAGACTAACTGGACTGGTGAATCAGTTCAATCCAGAAATAGATTCCAGTCAACATCTGGTACATTTGGTGTTGGTCGTCAGTTAGGTCGTGCTGGTCACGGTCAACGTCGTCAAGGTCTCTTCTATCTACATGAGCGCACAACAATTCGTGTTGTTAATAACCAAGCACGTCAAGGTGTTAGAACCAAAGTTGTTCCTAAGATTGAGCGTAAATCTCTTGGTGATACCATTCTTTCGCAGACTGCAATTCCTTGGATTCGTTCCAGAAACATTGGTTTCAACGTTGATCGTTTGAAACCTCGCACTAGAATGTATGCATTCTTTGATGGTAAAGATATCAATACTTACATCACACCTAAAGTTATTGAACTTATCAAAAATTCTAGTAGCGATGCAAGAACTAATGAAACACCTTTTGTTGTTGGTGAAACTGTTATTGGTCAAACCTCTGGTTGTCAATTAAAGGTTGCTGCACCTGATGATGGTTATAAGACCAATCCCTACGGTAAGGGAACAGAAGCACTTCCAACTTCTTATGCATCACAAACTCCTTATTTGAATCACGATATTGCTGCAATTTCTGAGACAGTCTCTCCAGACTTCTTTGGTAATATGCAAGTTGGTGAAGTGTTGATTGGTCAAACCTCTGGTGCTATTGCTGTTGTTAAGGATCGTCGTTTCCTTACAGATAATGTTGGTAATCTGCAAGGTACATTCTTTGTTCCTTCTCCTAAAAATGATGCAAATCCCCGTTGGGCAACTGGCACAAGAACAATCAGATTTACAACGTCTGATATTGACAGTAAGTTACCTGGAGCAGTAGACTCTTCTGCTCAGACAAACTACACTGCATCTGGAACTCTGCAAACAGTTCAAGAAAATATTCTTGCTGTTAGAAACGCTGAACTTGTTCAGGATACTGTTTCTGAAGAAAGAGTTGTTCAAACAACCAGAACTGAAACACGTCAGATTGGTTGGTATGACCCTCTTGCACAATCCTTTATTGTGGAAGAAGAAGGTGGTATGTTTATTTCTTCTGTTGAAATCTTCTTCAATACTAAGGATGATAACATTCCCATCTCGATGCAGATCAGAACCATGGAAAATGGTTATCCTACAAAGACTATTCTTCCTTTCTCTGATGTTACCCTTACACCTGATAATGTAGAACTTTCTGAAACTGCTGCAGTTCCTACCAAGTTTACTTTCCAAGCACCTGTATACATTAAGGCATCGGTTGAATATTGCTTTGTTCTTCTGTCTGACTCTAATGAGTATAAAGTTTGGATCTCTAGAATGGGTGATGTTGAAATCAGTGGTGATAGAACAATTTCTGAACAACCTTATGCTGGTGTTCTGTTTAAATCACAGAACGCATCTACTTGGACTGCTGACCAGTATGAGGATTTGAAGTTCACAATCTATCGTGCAGAATTCACTTCAACTACAGGAACAGTTGCTCTGCAAAATACTCCTCAGGGTAAAGGTAATAATGGTATTCACAGACTGATTGATAATCCAATTCAAACTATCAAACCAAAACTTACATTAAGTTTGGGTCCTGCAGCGACTCAGTATACTTTCAGTGAGGGTGCTAGATTACTTCAATTAACAAGTAACGCTCTTGGTACAGTGACCGCATCTACTACATCCAATAGTGTGGCAGATACAGTAACTGTTAATGATGTATCTGGCAACTGGTTGCAAGGTTCTTCTACAACTTTCTTAGTAAGATCTTCAGAAGCACTTGCTACACAAGTTGTTGGTAGTGCTGCTGGAACTCTGGAAGTTGGTGATGTAGTTACTGGTGCAACTTCTGGATCTATCGGTATTGTTAAGACTTGGGATGGTTCTACTAACTTAGTCCTTCACTATATTACTGGTGCATTTACTGCAACAGAAACTATTTCTGAAGCAGGAGGTTGGACTGCAACAGTCACATCTTCCACAGAATCTGGAGATTCTTATGGTGCATTCCTTTCTACTGGACCTGCGTTTGCAAATGATGAGAAAGAGATTCTTATCTACCATAGAAATCATGGTATGCATAGTAGAGCAAACAATGTTAAGATTGAAGGTGCAATTTCTGAAATTGGACCTACAACTCTGTCTAGTTCTTTAGCAACTGCTGCGACAACAATCTCTGTTGATAATGCATCCTTGTTCCACAGTATTATTAACGGTGCTGCTATTAGTAATACTAATCCTGGATATCTTAAGATCGGAACTGAAATTATTCAGTATTCTGCAATCTCTAGTGATGGTAAGACAGTTACAGTGGCAACTTCTGGTAGAGGATCAAGTGGTACAGCAGATCAAACTCATGCATCAGGATCTGTAGTTGAATGCTACAACCTTGATGGTATTCCTTTGATTGATATTAATAAGACGCATACAAGTCTTGAATGTCCTTGGATGGATACTTACATGTTACAGATGACTGGTGTTGCTACAAATGGTATTCGTGGCGGTGGTAATCAAATCTTCGCATCACAGAATACTCAGTTTGAAACACTCACACCCACAGTCTCTACGATGAATCTTCCTGAGACAACTATCACCGCTAGAATTAACACTACAAGTGCTACTTCGGTTAGTGATGGTGGTGGTGAAGGTGCTTCTTCACCTCGTGACCAAGCATCGTTTGTTAATGATGGATCTTATCAACCCATTACTCTAAACGATCTAAATATATTTGACAATCCAAGAATGGTTTGTTCAGAAGTTAATGAACTCGCTAAACTTGACGGTCAAAAGTCTCTGAAGATGCTTATTGATCTGTCAACTACAAAGTCAACACTTTCTCCTGTTGTTGACCTTGACAGATGTTCATTAATTACCACTACAAACAGAATCAACCAATGGCCTGGTGGTCCTTCACCTTACGGACAACAGGGTCAAATTGATCGTTCTCAAGACGTTTCTAGTCTCCCACTTGGCGATCAAAATGATTGTGTTTATATCACTCGTTTGGCAAGACTACTCAAAGAATCCAGATCTTTAAGAGTTGATTTCCAGATGACACGTCCTCCAGAAGCAGAAGTCAGACTGTACTACAGAGCATTCTCTGCTGGCACAAATGACTCTGAAGATTCTCTTGGTTGGACTCTGATGGCATTGCCTCTGCAGTATGACTCTTCACCATCTGAAGAAATTCTGTGGAAGGATTATTACTATGAGGTTAGTGGTTTGAACTTCAATGCATTCCAACTTAAGATTGTTATGAGATCGTCCAGTCAGGCAAAGATCCCTCTGATTGCTGATCTCCGTGCTATCGCTCTTGCAACATAATGGAAGAACATAAATTTGAGGAAATGATTCCTGTTGATGGACATGACGGGTGGTATAGAGACCCGTCATCTAACGCCATTGTAAATGCTAATCAATCTGATTATGATAAATACATGGCGTCCTACAATAGGCGTCAGAAAGATAAAACTGACAAAGAGACTTTACAAAATGAGGTTTCTCAGTTAAAATCTGAAATGGGTGATATCAAAGCACTCTTACTAACGTTAGTCCAAAATCAGAAAAATTAATTATGACAGTTGAAAAAGTATCTCAAGAAGAACTGCACGCTCAGTTTAAAACGAGATTGCAGAGTTTGATTGCTGAAAATCAGCAAATGGCGCAAAAGATCAAAGAGAATGAAGCAACTGCACTAAAACTGCAAGGTGCTTTGGAAACTCTAGAGTATTACAATCCTCCTCTTGTGGAAACTCCTCAAGAAACTATGTCTGCTCCTCCTGACGAAGAGGTTGCGGAAGAGGCAGACGCCGAATGATTATGGGAGGACGCAAGTCCTCCTTTTTTAATGACATAAATAACTCAGAAGCATTTACTATCAGGTTGTCCTAGAAAAATGGCAAATAGAATTCAATTAAGAAGGGGTGGTGCTCAGGAATGGCAGAACGCTAACCCTATTCTTGCTCAAGGCGAGTTGGGAATCGAACTTGATACTGGTCGTATCAAAATCGGTGATGGTGTTACTGCATGGAACACCCTGCGCTATGAACGTCCCGTTGATTCCGTATCTAATACGGCAAATACCCTTGTACAAAGGGATGCTGATGGTAACTTCCAAGCAGGTACTATTACTGCAACTGTTATCGGTAATGCTTCTACCGCTACCAGACTGTCTTCTGCCAGACAAATTCAGTTATTGACAGATGTTCAGGGTTCTGGTATTTTTGATGGTTCTGCTAACCTGAACATTAATGCGGAACTTCAGTTAGTTCCAACACTGCCTCACTATGATGGCACATCAACACCTACTGGAACATATACAAAAGTTACAGTAGATGCTAAGGGTAGAATTACAAATGCTTCCAACCCCACAACCCTTGCTGAGTATGGTCTGAATACTGGTATTGAAGGAACTGGTGCTCAACCATATGACAATGATTTAAATGCTATTGCTGGTCTCACCACCACTGGTTTGATTTCTAGAACTGGAAATGGTGTGATGGCAACCAGAACTATTACTGGTACAGCAACTAGAATTGCAATTAATGATGGTGCTGGTTCTAGTGGCAACCCCACCATCGATCTTATTACAACTGCTGTTCAAGCAGGTAACTATAATACTGAATCACTCACATCTGTATCTGGTGTTGGTGGTAACAGCGAACCTTTTGGCACTGAAACTGTAAACGCTACGAAATTTACAGTTGATGCTTATGGTAGATTAACCAGTGCAACAAATGTACCTATTGCTACCGCCACTGAGGGTAGTAAGTATCCTAACTATGATGCAGGGACTGCTTACTCTAGATATGCAATCATTCAGAATGCATCAAAAGTATACCAAGCAATTGCGGACATTAGTGCTGGTGCTGGTGCTCCTACTCATTCCAGTGGTGATACTGGATCATGGCGTTACCTCGCGGCTGAAGCAACGGAACAGAAGGGACTGGCTTCCTTTGCACAGGAAGATTTCGATGTTGACAGCAACGGGCACGTCACCATCGCTGCATTAGGCGTAGATAACACACAATTACAAAATAACCGTATTGGTTTCGCTGACGGTAATACCGTAGAGAATTTTGAACTTGATCAAGAACTAACTGCAACTACTGGTTACAG